GATTGTGAAGAAATCTCCAGTTGCCATATTTTGACCACTAACAGTTATTGATGGATTAAACCTAAATGTGTTTGTATATGTTATGGCTTTTCCACCTGTACCACTTGCAACATCTGCATCAGATTCAATCAGTTCTCTTAAACTTGCTGTCACTGATAAACTATTTACTAAAGTTCTACTGTCTTGATCTGCTGATGTGAATAAAGCTCGAAACTTAAAATATCTTCCTCTAAACTGTCCTGTTGTAAAATTTTGGAATGAGCTAAAAGTAACATTATCATCACTTTTAGAAATTTGTAATATTGTATTACTATTTTGAACTGTCTTCCCATCAAAAGGATCTGGGCTACCACTATCAATATTTGTTGAACTGTTTGGTCTTCCTGTATCTATAAACTGTGCAACATCTTCTACTATTTGTTGTACGTCAGACTCAAACTTAGCATTGAATATAGCTGGAAGTGTTATTGTGTTTGCAAAGTCATAAGTACCTGTGCTTGGTACAGAAGATGATGAATTTCCTAAAGTTCCTGTTGCTGTTAAACCTATATGATTTACTGAATTTTTTGCAACTATTTCAACACTTGATTTAGTTCCTGAAAATCCAGAATGTTCGTTTATAGTTGTTTCTGCTGTGAATTGACTAGGCTCTATATCTGAAACAATTAAAGTTTCTAAAATAGATTGGTTGCCAAATTTGTCTTCGGCTTTTATTAGATAAGTTCCTTTTTGATAAGTTACAGTTGCAGTTGTGGCTGGTCTTGCAAGTTTACTTATTATGGTTTTTGAATTAATAAATGTTGCTCCTGTTGTGTTAGGATTATGTTTGATAACATAGTGAGATAAATCTAAATCTGGCACAGGGTCAAAAGTTAATATAGCTTGATCTCCTACAACATTTATAGAAAAATTTTCTACATTACTTGGTGAAGCAGATAAACCAAGTACTGTATGTGTTTGTGTTATAAAATCTGATCTAACCCCTGTAGTATTTACATATCTTACTCTGACAGTATATGTGGTTCCATCTTTTACATTTAATACTTCAAATCTTGATTGTCTTCCTGTTCCTACTGTTGTAAAGTTTGAACCATCCTCTGAGAATTCAACTTCAAAAAAATCAAAAAAACTATCTGGTGGATCTAATGGTGATCCGTCACCAGCAAGACCCTGTGATTGATCTAATAATAATAAATCAATAGTTAACTTAGCGATAACAACACCATCAGTATATTCAACTAAACTATCAGATAATGTCATAAAATTTGTTACTTCTGATAAATTTATTGTAGAAAAAGCATCTGGTAAATTTGTAGTTGGTGTTGAAGATACTTGTTGTTTTGATGCCCAAGTGTAATGTGATGCTTGATATTCTACTAAGTTTAAATCTATTGTATAATCTTCGTTAAATGTGATTGCAGTAACTCTAAATGCTTTAGACGAAAACCCTAATGATGCGTGTGTTATATTTACTATTTCTCCAATACTTAAATCATAAGCATTAAAATCTACAGTAACTTGTAATTCTAATGCTTCTCTTGATCTTCTTAAGATAATCTCAGCCATCTCCTCAGCTTGATAAGTTGATGTTAATGTAGGAAATTCAGACCTATGTTCTAATAAAACATTTCCGTCAGCAGTTTTCATTGTTGCGTGTTGATCTGCACTTGGTAAACTACTATCGTCAAGTGGTGGAAACTGTGCTTGATCTACCTGAAAACTTCTAGCTGGATTAATATATGAAACTATAACTCTGTTAAATTTAGAATTTTTATCTGGGCTTGATAATACATAACCTCCAATGATATTATCTTCTGTTAAAGTTATTGAAGCTGATCCTGTGGTTTCTATAATTAATTTATATTTACCTTGTGTATATGGAAGAAAACCCCTACAACCTTTTATAAGTTCTCTTAAATTATCTATAACTTTTCTACCTGTATCTAAAACAAAATTCGTATCAAATATATTTATGTCACTTCCACCTGAGAATGGTGTTACTTGTGTTGTACATACAACAGAAGCATCACGAAAACTTTGTAAGTCAATATCTGTCGTTGCTAACCCTTTTCCGTATCTTTCGTTTCTTAAATAATCTAAAATACAAAATGCTGGATTAGTAGAATAAGTTGGTGATGACTCATTTAAACTAGAGTCTAATGTAACTATTTTTTTTCCTTTTAATTTAACTCTTACTTGTGGAATACCACTAAATTTTTCTTGGTTCCACCTAAAACGTAATGCTAAATATGCAACTCCTCTTAATCTATGGTTACTTCCCCATGAAGATAAAGTAGATAAAAGACTTGATGTAGATTGACTATCACTTCCAAAAAAAGGCTGTACTCTAATATAACTTGTACTACCTGATTTAAAAAAAGAATCATTAGAATCTCTTTCAACTCCATCATCTAAAGATCCAGAGAAACTAACTAATCTATCATCTACAAATATTTGCTCTATTGAATTTATTTCTCCCTCACATAAAACTAAACACATATACAAATATAAATTTGCAGACCCAGAAGTTTCTAAAAATACTCTTGTTCCTCCAACCATTCTTTCTCCGTAAATAACAGGAATAGAAGCATCATTAGATTGTTTATTGATTAAAATACCTTGTTCGTAATTATCTATTGCACTTGAACCAAATCCACCAGCACCACTATCGTCAAATGTTGGAAAAGATGGTGTTACCCATGAGACAGCTTTTTGAACTACATTAACAGCAGTTTTAACAACTTTTTTAACAACTTTTACTACTGGTTTAACAACTTTTTTAACTACTCTTTTTATTCTTTTTATAGGATTAAAACCACCCATTATAACCAACCTTTTTTTGTAGTTCTTTTAACAACTCTTATTATCTTATCATCTTTAATTCTTAACCAATTAATTTCTTTTCCTATTCCAAATTTTTTAGTTAAAAATGATTTAGTCCATTTCATTATTTCATTTAGGTTTGATTTACATATTGTTTCAATATGCCAAAGATGATTGCCAGAATTCCAATCTTCATTGTCTATTAATCCTGTTTTTTCAAATTTATTGTGTGCATCATTAGATAATAAAGCCCAATTAGTAAAACCTATGAGTTCATTTTTATAATAATGTTTTTTATATTGATTGAGAAAAATACTTGGTGAGAGATAAGATATTAAATCATCATTTATACAAACATCAAATTTACTATAACTTCTATAAAGTGAAATAATATCTTGCATTATTTTCTACCCCATCTAATGTCTTTGACTAATTCTGATGCAAAGTTAAAACCTACGTCTGAACTAAAAAATCTTTGCTGTGATGTATTATTAGTTTTACGACCTGATCTTTTATCAAAGTTTGCCCAATGTGATACTATTTTTAAATTTAATAAACTTTGTGTTTGATTTTCGTTAATATCAAATCCGTCTATTGTTCCTTTATATAACAAAATAGGATCTGCAATTAAAGCATTTGAACTGTCTAATATTCCTCTATGAATTGTAACACTATCGTTAATAACATTCTCATTTAAAACAACTGATATAAAAGTTGTATTTGCACCTGATAATGTAAGATTTAATGTTCCTTTTGTAAGGTCTGTTTGTTCGTTAAAGCTTGATATATCTAAAATAAAATCACTTGAAGAATATGTAACTGATGAACCAGATACAGAAGAAGTTAATGAAAAAGAACAATCAGTAATATTAACAGGAGTACTGAAACCAATGGTGATAAGGTGTACGGGTCTAATATCATTTGTTGCTAATTGATTTTTTACTGCTGTCGTTAAGCTTCTCGTCATGTTCCTCGTAAGTTGTTCTAGTTATGTTTTCTGACCCTTTTAACATAGTAAAATTAAATTTGCTATCAGGTTTCTTATAGTCTTTTAGATCGTTTGTATTAGTATCTATTTTATCTTCTGTGACTATGGCTTCTGCAACAAACTCAGCACTAATCAAGTGCGTAATTTTATATTTTTTCACTAAAGAGCTTCTTCAACATCTAGTTCAAATTGGTATAACAGTTCTCCGTCTTTTGTTGCACCAACAGCACCAAATTCTTGTACGTCATTAGTAAGATAGACAGTAAATGCAACATTATCATAAGTAACAGCTTCATTATTTGCTAAAGCATTAATTAATGGTGGTTCTATTGTAATTGTAGCTTCATTTGAAACATCTGCTGTTGCATCTGCAACGACCATATAAACTTTTGTATGTGAAGCAAAAGAAACATAATCACCAGCTTTAAGTGTACCTGTCATACCATCAATAACTATTGTAGTATCACCAACAACGTGTGCGCCATTAACAAGAACAGTACCACTAACATCACCTCTTGCATCTTCTAGTTCAGGTGGGATTATTGTAAAATTTTCTTTGCCTGATCTTTGTTTGATAATAAAAGCCATAAGTTCTCCATAA